TTCGACGCGGCCAACCGGCGCTTCACTGAAAGCTACGGATACCGGCCAGACTTCTATCGCTCACCCATGAGCCTCACAGGATTCACCCGCGTATCATGAACGAGGGAAAACTGAGGCAGCAGGCGGAACGTGCAGCGCGGGCCGAAGCCCTGATGCGCGACCCGCTCATCGTGGAAGCGTTTGAAACGCTCGACAAAGAATTTGTTAACGCGTGGAAGCAGTCATCGATAGATGACCAAGCAGCCCGCGAGAACATCTACCAGCTTCTCCAAGCACTCGACGCACTCAAGGGACACTTTCAAAAAGTCCTTGAGGACGGACGACTTGCAGAAGAAAGGCTCAAACACAGATAAATTAGAGGTGACTAATGGTTGACCCCGAAGCGGAAACCAACTCCAACCTTTCCCTACAAGATGCAGCCAGCCTGCTCATGGAGACCCCTCCTGCGGAGGATACGTCTAGTGAGCCGGAGGCTCCGCCTGAAGAGATCATTACGGATCAGGATCAGGCGATGCCCTCAGAGGAGGCGATTGACGAGTCAGAGGAATTTGACCCCGAAGTCGATGACTATGAGGAAGATCAGACCGACGACGATGCCGATGAAGGTGAATTTGAGGAGGATGTCTTCACTGTCCGCGTAAACGGACAGGACGTTGATGTCTCACTTGAGGAAGCTCTCAAAGGTTACACGAGAGAGGCTGATTACACGCAAAAGACGCAGCAACTGGCGGAACAGCGCAAACAGTTTGAAGCGGAGCAATCCGAGCTTCAGGCCGAGCGCGCACAAACGAGCCAACTGCGGGATGCGTATGCTCAGACACTTCAGCAGCTTGAGCAACAAGTCCAACAGGGACTTGGTCAAGAGCCTGATTGGGACAAAGCCTATCAGGAGCTGGACGCTAAGGAATACACCCGCCTTGTCCAAGATTGGAACGCATGCAAGTACAAAGTGCAGAAGATACAGGTGGAACAGCAGCGAGTGCAAAAAGAGCGTGCTGCCGAACAGCAGAGCATGATGCGTGCGCATCTTGTTCAGCAGTCGGAGCTGATGCTTCAGAAACTTCCGCAATGGCAGGACCAAAAGGTCCGCGATACGGAGCGGGCGGAGCTGGCTGAGTACGCAAAGTCTCTTGGTTATACCGACGAAGAGATCGCAAACGCAGCAGACCATCGGGCTATCGTGGCCCTGTATCATTCGTGGCAACTCTCAAAGCTGAACGCTTCAAAGCCGGAGGCCAAGAAGAGAGTCCGCAAAGCGCCCAAGATGGCAAAGGCCGGAGTTCCTCGCTCAAAGAATGAAGTGGCTACTCGCCGCAAGGCAAAACTTGCGGATCGTCATGCCAAAGAAGGCAGCATTGCCTCTGCGGTTGATCTTCTCATAGCCAGAAACAAGTGAGGTGACACATGGCTACCCTGACCACAGCCACCAAAATTGGTGAGCGCGAGACCCTTGCGGATGTCATCGCAAGGATTGACTCGGATGAAACGCCAATTTACAGCGGCGCTTCTAAAATCTCCACCAGCGGTATTACTTACGAGTTCCTTGTTCAGGAACTGGCAACTGCCGCTACCGACAACCACCGCAATGAAGGCGCGGACATGACCGACTCCGGCGTGACTGCTTTGACGCGTTTTTCTAATACGCATCAAATTAGTTCGCGAGGGTTCCTAATCTCGAATACCGTAGAAGCCGTTGATAAGGCGGGGGTCGAGTCGGAAGTGGCATATCAGACGGTTCTTGCCGGTCTTGATCTCCGTCGTGATATCGAAAAGATGATTGGTGACACCAACGTCGCCAAGTCAGCTTCTGACCCGCGCAAGTCGGCATCCCTGCTGACTTGGATGACCAACGGTGACAAGCCGTCCGACATGGACTTTGCTACCGGCGATGGCTCCGATACCGCAGATGTGACCGGCACAGCGCACGCGCTGACCCTCGCACGTATCGACAGCGCCATGCAGGCAGCATGGACCGATGGTGGCAACCCGCGTCTTTTGGTTGCCAGCGCCACCAACCGTGCCAACATCTCTGATCTGACTCAGAGCGGCACCAACTTGGTCAGCAACCAAGCGACCACGACAGCTCGTCAGCCTGTCACCTTCAACGGTGCAGTGTCGATCCTGTTCAACGACTTCGGTCAGCTTGAGGTCATTCCGTCTCGTTTTCTCGGAAATGATCGGGTCTTCCTGATCGATCCGGACCACGTTGCGGTTGGCGCGATCAATGGTCGTAACTTTGTCGAGCAAGAAATTGCACCGACAGGTGACGCGCAGAAGAGACAAATCCTCTGCGAGTGGACACTGGTTCCAGACGCACCGAAGGCCCACGCGGTTGTATTCGGTCTGAACGGCTCCTAAGCGGTTCACAAATGTTCAAAAGGGGCGGCTTCGGCTGCCCCTTTTTTCATGGAGTTTCACGTGAAAAAACTGATTTCTGCGGACAAGTCTGCCGGCAAAGAGACATGGATGAATTTTGACCGCGATGGTCAAGCCGAGATCATCCAGAAGCAGCACATCAAAGAGGTGCTGGAGGCAAACAAACGTCAAGCGAATGAGTGGGAGTACGGCAAGCTCATCGGGAACACGCAGCGCCATCACCAGAAGGTCGCTGACATCCCGAACCTGCTTTATGTCCAGCTCAAAGAGAAGTTTGGTCATCCCGCCGACAATCCACGCGATTGGGCCAAGTGGCTGAACGATCCGGACAACCGACATTTTAGAACTGGCGGCGGACGTATCTAATGGCGATCACGAACTATACAGAGCTGAAGACCGCTGTGGCGAACAGCCTCGCGCGCTCTGACCTGACCGATAACATCCCCGACTTCATTGCACTCGCAGAGGCGCGGCTGTCTCGTGAGCTTGAGACGCGGGAGCAGGAAAAGCGGGCCACCGCGACCCTGACGGCCAGCGATGAGTTTATCAGTCTGCCGACCGATCTGCGGGAGGTCCGCTCTGTAAAGCTCAACACTTCGCCGAACACGGTGCTTGAGTATATGTCTCCAACCTCGCTGGATAACACTTATCCCAGCGGCGGCAATGGTAAGCCAGTGGCTTACAGTCTTGTCGGCACCGAAATGAAGATGCGTCCGGTTCCTGACTCCGCTTATACGGCAGAGATCATCTATATCGGCGGCCTGTCAGCCCTGTCCGACAGCAATGCCACCAACACTATGCTGACCCGCCATCCCGACGCCTACCTCATGGGGTCGCTTGTCGAAGCCTATCAGTACCTGATGGATGACCAGCGGGCGCAAATCTACGACCAGAAGTTTTCGCGGATCATTGAAGAAATCCGCAAAGACGAGCAGCGCAGCCGGTATGGCACTGGCACGTTGCACATTCAGTCAATCTATACACGGCAAGCGAACATTTAGGAGTAGAGCATGAGCGCGCTTTCTGACTATGCCGAGAACAAAGTGCTGGACGTTCTGGGGGCCAACGCGACCTTCACCGCTCCGAGCAATGTTTATCTCGGTCTTTCGACAGGTTCTTTAGGGGACGACAACAGCGGCACCGAGCTGTCCGGCAACAACTACAGCCGCGTTTCGGTTTCCTTTGGCGCCGCCGCCAGTGGAACCATGTCAAACGACGCCGCGATTGAGTTCGCAGCAGCCACCGGATCGTGGGGCAGTGTAAGCCATTGGGGCCTTTATGACGCCGCATCGTCGGGCAACCTGCTTGTTCACGGCAGCTTCAGCGCCGCAAAGACAATCGCTTCGGGAGACGTTCTGAAAGTAGCAACCGGCGACCTTGATATCACTGCCGCGTAAGGAGTGAGTCATGGCTATCACCAAGCCGAATCTGGATCAGCTTACAGGCTCTATTGATGCCTTTGTCGGCTCGTTTGATAGTGACGCCGATCTGCTCCGTGCAGATTTTACTAAGGAGCCAACGCTAGAAGAGCTGGACAGCATCATTGCCAACTTTGATGCGCTCGACAGCTTTGGCAACGTGGACAGCCTGAGCTTCGACTTTTTCTCAGTCGCAGCAAACGCAAGTCTGTCAGTTACCGGCACTGGCACTATTCAGGTGCCGATCCCGATGGACGCCTCTGCGTCTGTCGCTGTCACAGCAACAAACGCCTTTGACCGCATACGCGGAGTGGACGCCGCCGTCACTGGCGCAGTGTCCTTCGCCGCTACCGCAGCCTTCATCGCACGCATGGAGGCAAGCGCATCGGTTGCCGTCACCGCCACTAACGTAGCGGGTCGCATCAGGGGCATGTCTGCAAGCGCCTCTGTGGCTGTCACAGAGTCCGCAAGCTATGTCGTAGTCCTGACTGCCGCCGCAAATGCAGATGTCTCCGTAGAGGCTTCTGGCGCGGCTACAGGCGTCTTCTCTATGCCGGCGACAGGCAGCGTTGTGATCAGCGGTAGCGCCATCGGCAAGATACCGGGCGAAGACTGGTCCGATGTCGCGGAAGACGGTGAGACTTGGACTATCCAGACAGCCGGATCAGAGGTTTGGGCTGTGCAGGAAGCCGGCAACGATGGGACGTGGTTACAGCAATGATTACTTTTGGCGAATGGCTGCCCGACCAGCCCGATCTCAACAATGCAGGCGTCACGGTGGCGACCAACGTCGTGCCGGCTGCTAATGGTTATCGCAGCTTCCCCAGCTTCATTAGCTTCAGCAACGCTGCCACAGCGCGCATACGCGGGATGTTCGCGGCAAAGGATACGAGCGACAACGTCTCCCTGTTCGCAGGAGATGAGGGGAAGCTCTACAAGTTCAATCAGGGAACGAGTGACCTTGACGACGTCTCAAAGTCGGGGACGCCGGCCTATGATCTCGCCGGCCCAGAGCGGTGGCGCTTCAGCCAGTTTGGCACAAAGGTCATCGCGGCAGGAGGCACAGGTGAAGAGCTTCAAGTCTTCGATGTGGGGACGGATTCCGCTTTTAGCAATCTGGGCGGTAGCCCGCCGAAAGCGGACTATATCGCCGTCGTCAGAGACCAAGTCTGGACCGCCAATATCGATGAGGGGTCGGGCCGTGTTCCAAATAAAGTCAGATGGAGTGCGATCAACAATGAGGCATCTTGGACCATTGGAACAGATCAAGCTGACAGTCAGGTCATTCCTGACGCGGGCGCAATCACAGGCCTTGTCGGTGGTGAGCGCGCTGTCATCCTTATGGAGCGGGCTATTGCTGTCGCTTACTACGTCGGCTCACCGCTTATATACGAAATTAACCGAGTGGAAACTCAACGCGGTTGTCCGTTTCCTGACAGCATTGCAAATGTTGGAGGCGACGTATTCTACCTCGCGCGAGATGGTTTCTACCGCTTTTCAGGCAATCAATCCATTCCGATTGGGGCGGAAAAAGTAGACAAGTTCTTTTTCAAAGATTTTGACGAAGCCAAGATCGAAAAGATGTCTTGTGCTGTCGATCCTGAGACTCAAATCGTGGCGTGGTCGTATGTGTCAAACAACGCACCAGCCGACACACCGGACAAAATCCTCGTCTATAACTATGCGATTAACCGCTGGTCGATCATTGAGCAAGAGTGCGAGCTGTTAGGCCCGCTGTTCACGCCGGCCTACACACTAGAGGACTTGGACAACCTTGCTGCCAATATTGACTCCCTACCGGCGCCCCTTGATTCGGCACTCTATAAGGGTGGTCAATTCTTTTTCGGTGGAAGCAAGGATAAGAAACTGCATGGCTTCACTGGCGCGGTGCTTGCCGGCACCATTGAAACCTCAGAGTTTACGCTCACGAAGAACCGGCACACGCTCGTAACCCGCACGGTGCCTTACTTCAAAGACGGCTCCGTGACCATGCAGATCGGGTCGCGTGACCGGCAAGACGACGCCACCAGCTTTGATACCGCGTCTAGCCTGACGGATGAGGGCTTTTGCCAGCACCGCGTACAGGGGCGGTTCCACCGCGCGCGTATGAACATA